AACAGACACAAAAATCATAAACGCAATCCAAAAGTAAATAAAGTTCATCACTCAAGTTTACTTTGGATGGCGGTTTTATCAAGTTCACAAATAAAAGCAAAATGCGCTATTTAGTTGCAAATAACGCTTTGTCCGATACGTGTACACATTGTTGAATTGCCTTTTGAGTCTGTGCTGAATGTGGTATTTCCATTGTTCGTTTGATTCCATGAACGGCCTTGGCTATCAGTACCATAGGTGGTATTGCCGTATCGGTGCTGCTGCCAGCTAGTGCCAGTTTGAGCATTGTTGCCGTATGTTGAATTTCCTACACGGTTATATGTAGAACCATCGGCGCAAGTGGTCACGCTTCCATATGTATGGCATTGTGCAAAAGCGGTGCTAGAAGTCAAAAGTGCGATGGCGATCAAAGTTTTCATGGTTAACTCCGGTTGATAATGGGCGTATTGTTTTGCTTGAACCTTACGACAAGCTGACAAAATATACTTCAGGCGGTAAAATCCGTCTATTCTTTTTGAGAAAGTGCTGACATGGCAAAGACGAAGGTTAGCGAGTGGTCGCCCACACCCGATAGCAATAGTGACGTCGGTGGGATTAATATCGCTGAAGGCATGGCACCAAGTGGCATCAACAATGCCATCCGAGAGATGATGTCGCAGGTCAAAGAGTGGCAATCTGGTGAGTCTGGTGATCCATCTGCCCTAAGTCAAGGCACTGAAGTAGATCTAGCTTCAGCGGCGACTACAGACATTGGGGTGCAAAGCACAAACTTTATCCGGGTAACGGGTACAACCACAATCACAAGTTTTGGCACGAACTACAACGGGCCTAAATTCATGCGGTTTGCGGGGGCTGTTACTCTCACAAACTCCTCGACTTTGATTCTCCCTGGTGGTGCAAACTTCACGACAAGCGTGGGTGACGTGCTGATTGCTTGCCCCAAAGCTACTAGCGGGGTAAATGATGGCTGGTATGTCGTTCAGCTACCGACAAGCCTTGCAGGGTATGTAACGGCTACAGGCGTGGCAACGCTGACAAACAAAACGATTACTTTTGCTGACAACACTTTGACTGGTGTAGCAAGTACGTCAACAAGTCAAACCCTGACAAACAAGACACTGACAAGCCCAACACTTACAGGAACCGTCCTTAATGATGGTTATACCGAAGAAGTTTATGAGCTTACTGGCACGGCTATTGACGCTGCTAATGGCTCAATCCAGTACAAAACCCTCTCAGCTAACACGACATTCACCGAATCACTGGCAGACGGTCAATCGGTTGTCTTGATGCTTAACCCCTCAACTTATACGACAACATGGCCCGGAGGAATCGCCTGGATTGGTAACGTAGCTTCTACGGCTCCAACTCTGATTGCTTCGGTCTACAACTGTATTACCTTGTTCCAAATTAACGGAACTGTTTACGGTAAGTATGAGGGGCGTGTTTAATGCTTAAACAGAAATTGATGGGTGGCGCGGGGGGGGTTGAACCCGTGTACGTGGAGGACACGTTCAGCACTTACCTGTACACAGGCAACGGCTCTACACAGACAATCACAAACGGTATTGATCTGGCGGGTAAGGGTGGGTTGGTTTGGACAAAACGGCGCGATGGGGAGGCTTGGTATCACCATTTAGGCGACACGGTTAGAGGCGCTGGCAACATCCTTTTTTCCAACGCAACAGACGCAAACACTACAGGCACAGGCGCATTCACTGCTTTTTCGTCAACAGGTTTTTCGTTTGATGCGGCTCAAAGCCCAAGTGGCGTCAACTTTGCCTCATGGACATTCCGCAAACAGCCAAAGTTCTTTGATGTTCAAACCGTAACCCACACGAACGGCACTGCAAACACAATTGATTTGTCCACACTTGGCACGGTTGGGTGCGTGATTGCAAAAATCACCACAACTACAGGTGGTTGGACTGTTTGGCATCGTAGCTTGACTGCAAGCAACAACATTCAACTGAACAGCACGGCGGCACAAAGTACTACAAATGCTTGGTTGTCTGTATCTGGAACAACTGCAACTTTAGCTGCTGCTGCACCGACTGGTACTTATGTAATTTATTCATTTGCCCACGACGCTGGAGGCTTTGGCCTAAGTGGTACGGACAATGTGATTTCGTGTGGGTCGTTTACGACTAATGCAAGCAATAGCGCAACTGTGACGCTTGGTTATGAGCCTCAATGGGTTCTTGTAAAGTCAACGTCTACTGCTGGTAATTGGTTTTTGTTTGACACAATGCGTGGCTTGTCGATGACAGGATCGCAATATCTTGCAGCACAGTCAAGTAACGCCGAAGTAACAGCATCCAATACGATTTACCCAACTGCTACAGGAATGGTTTTCCCAGGTATTGGCGGCCCCAACATAGATCATATATATATAGCCATCCGCCGTGGCCCGATGAAAGTTCCTACTGATGGGACTAAGGTGTTTAGCCCTGTAATCTATAGCGGAGACAATGCAGGAAGTCGTCAAGTATTTTCTGGTGGGTTTAGCCCTGACATGGTGTTCTTGCGAGAGCGAGGCAGCATTACTAATATTGTTCAGCTGATAGAAGACAGGTTACGTGGCTTTGGGTTTTTGTATACGCCATTCACAGGTGCTGAAGCCGCACAAAGTTCTTCAACGGCGCTTCAATTCAACGCACGATCAAATGTGCTGTTGTCAGGCACAACGAGCGGTGGTCAAACAAACGCAACAGGGGTTAATTACTCGATGCAAGTGTTTGGTCGCGCCCCCGGCTTCTTTGATGAGGTTTGTTATACGGGGACGAGTGCAAACAAAACAGAAGCCCATAACCTGCAAAAAGCCCCTGAGCTTTGGTTGGTCAAGTCGCGCAGTGCGACAACTGAATGGGTGTTTGGTTCGTCTCTGTTAGGTGCAAACGAAAAGATCGTTATGCCTTCGCCCAATGGCAGGGTGACAGACACGACTGTTTGGAATAACACCTATCCAACAGCAAGCGTTTTGAGCCTTGGCACATCGTCAACGACTAACGCAAGTGGCGTTACTTTTGTAGGCTATTTGATGGCTACGGCGGCGGGTGTCAGCAAGGTGGGCACTTATACGGGCAATGGGTCAAGTCAAACGATCGATTGCGGCTTTACTGGTGGCGCTCGGTTTGTGATGATTATTCGGGCAACCGCGAGCACGGCTCAAGACATTTATGTCTGGGATTCTGCACGGGGTATTGTTGCAGGCAATGACCCACGATTGTCATTAAACACTACGGCGGCTGAAGTCACTACATTGGACTCGGTAGACGCTACATCAATAGGATTTATTGTGAACACGGACGCATCAAACGTAAACGTGAACGGCGCGGTTTATTTATATTGGAGCATTGCATGAACATTCGAATCCGACAAACAGGCGCAGTAATATACGAGGGTGAGTTCCGTTCACTCTTTCCCAATACTTCACTTCCTCAACAACTGACAGAAACCATTATCAACGACTTAGGTGGAGATGTGGTGTTTGAAGGGCCACAGGCTACAGATGGAGAATTTTGGCAATACTCGCAGCAAGCTGGTGTGGAACAAAAGAACGGTAAGTGGTACACAAAATACGTGCTTGGCCCTATCTTTACCGACACTGAAGAACGTGATGCGTATATTGCCCTGAAAACTACTGAGCGAAACACTGCTATCCAAAACGCCATTGTTGAGGGTGTGCAAAAACGCCTGGACGACTTTGCCAAGACTCGGAATTACTACGACATTCTGAGCGCGGCAACCTACGCTAACAGTACTAACCCGACCTTTGCGGCTGAAGCCTTGTACTGTGTGCAAAAGCGTGATGAGACTTGGGCCAAGGTCTATCAAATTGAAAAAGACATTAAGGACGGTAAACGATCTATGCCTAGCGGATATGCTGATATAGAGGCTGAATTGCCTTCATTGTCATGGTCAAGTATCTTGCCATAATTGTTCTAGTAACGGCTTGTGCTGCCCCTATTCGGGATATTCCTGAAGAAGCGCGGGACATGGACGGTAACGGCGCGGCGTTGGTAAGACTAAGTTTTGTGCAATGGCTTGGACAAGTGGTCTTGCAAGCAGTGACCAACATTACTGTTAACGTGAAAATCGAAAGGACTGATGATGATCGGAATTGATGCACTCCTAGGAATTGGCTCAAAACTCATTGATAAGCTGATCCCAGATCCTGAAGCCAAAGCCAAGGCGCAATTGGAACTGGCCCAAATGCAAGAAAACGGCGAGTTAGCTAGGATGGCTAACGAAACCGAACTTTTCAAGACTGAGCAAAACAACCTTACACAGCGACTCCAGGCTGATATGGGGTCTGACTCTTGGTTGTCTAAAAACATTCGTCCTATGACGCTTATAGCTATCTTGGCGGGGTACTTCGGGTTTGCTACTGCTTCAATCTTTGACTATGAGACAAAAAGTGCTTATGTCGAACTTTTGGGGCAGTGGGGCATGCTTATCATGAGCTTCTATTTTGGTGGTCGAACACTGGAAAAGATTATTGATGCAAAGGGTAAAAAGTGAACCTGAGCAAAAACTTCACGCTTGCTGAGTTGACCAAAAGCCAGGATGCTTTACGTCATAACATTGACAACACGCCAGATGCTTTCATCCAAAAGAATCTTCAGCTACTGTGTGAAAACGTCCTTCAACCGATCCGCGATCACTTTGGGCCAGTCACTGTATCGTCTGGATACCGTTCAAAAGAGTTAAATGACGTTGTAGGCGGCTCAAAAATCTCTGACCATATGTCAGGGTGCGCGGCTGATATTGAGTGCTCTGTGTCGAATCTGGAGTTAGCCCAATGGATTGCTGACAATTTGGATACGACACAAATAATACTGGAATTTTATTCACCTACCGATCCACGCGCAGGTTGGGTTCACGTGTCGTACGTCCCCAGATTGCTGAAAAATCAATGTTTGACCGCCACAAAGGTTAACGGCAAAGTCGTTTATACGAACGGTTTAGGTTGATGGCCTCGCCCATAAAGCAGGGCTTGTTGTTTGCAAATTTTCACGCCTGCCCCGTAGCAAAACAGGGTAGTTAAAGAATACCTAGGCGGCTAAGACCTAAGCGACCATCATAAGTGTGTACTGCAAAGCCAAGAAAACTGGGTAAAGAAACTTTGTCTTGCGAACCGTAGCAGCGGCCAATACACACTAATGATAGTGCTGGTTACGAAATCCAGCTTTGGCATAGGCTCCAAACGCTTTACATCGCCTATGAGTCCGACTAGGCCGACAAGCAGCCGTTTAGACCCGTTCTATCAATTCAATTTTAACCCTCGCCACGATTCTAAGCCGAATCGTTTAGCTTCAATTTCGAATGCTGCCCATAATAGTGCAATGGTAGCGGCTTCAATGTCTTCATTCTTTGCATAACTCATAACATGATGGTAGGCAGAGTGAATGACCTTCTCAGCGGCGATTGCTTCTTTTTCGTCTGTGTTCATGATGCAATCCAATGTACTGTGTAAGAGATAAAGCCAATCAACAACAATCCTAAGAATGAAGTCAGTAAGCCGTATCCAATGACTTTAAGAGCGTTCATACCCGTGCAATCCCTACTCGTGCAACCGAGTGAACACTAGGAATGTAGATCTCACGGCTAGAACCGTTACAGATACGATCCACACCTGAAGATTTAATTTCAAGTGATTCACCCAGTGCAACACGTCCTGCTTGGGTTATTTCGTACATCCCTGCAATACCGATTGGATTCTTGACATAACCCAATTGGTACATTCGGTTGATTGTGGTGTTCAAAGGCCCGATATTGAGTTTCATTTCAAGGTCAAGGCGGTTTAACTTACCGTTTTTCCGCAAGCATTCAAGAATGGCGCGGGACTTAGTGCCCATTTGTGAACCTGGGCCACTGGTTGGTGGTGTTAGTTTCATTGTTGACCTCAAAAAGGCACGTACGAATCAGGGAAATCCTCAAACCCGCCAGCTTGTTGTGGTGATGATGGGCGTTGTGGTTGACGGGTTGGCGCTGCTTTCGGCGCTTGTTGTTCGCCACCACCCTGCAAAGCCACATCATTGACACGCACATCCATAGCGGTTTTCTTGTTGCCGTCTTTATCGGTGTATTCGCGCATTTGGATGTTGCCCGATACAGTAACCTTTTGGCCCTTTGCCATGTACTGCTGCAAGGTTGTAGCGCGTTTGCCCCAAAGCTGGCAGTTCCACCAGAGTGTTGGCTTTTCGCGGCCCTGTGAGTCAGCCACGGTGAACGACAAAACCTGATCTTGTCCGACTTGTTTGAGTTCAGGGTCTTTGCCCAGAACGCCTGCGATAGAAATGGAATTCATCTTTGTTCCTTGGTTAAAACTTGAGTTTATTGGTGTTTGCTTACACGGTGCTTACTTGATTGTCAGCGAGTGAGTGCGAACAATTTTGCATCCCGGAATATCCTGCCCAGACTTGAGCGCAGTTTTAATCAGTGTTTTGTTTGGCTTTGGATCGGGCATTTTCGGCCATGTCATGTAGTCCGATGGAATCAGCTTTTCTTCAAAGACTTCGACCGATTCGGGATTGTTGCGAATCTTTATTGACATGAGTGGATGGTCGATTGACTCAATCTGTGCAGCCATCATGTTGTTCAGCAAGTAATCGCGCAGCTTGTCGGCTGTGTTCTGGCGGCTTGTTTTAAGAGCCTTTAGGCGCTCAATCTCTGAATCAATAGCATCACAGTGGGCATCAAATTGACGGGCCACCATGACCACGTTAGCGGCTTTCTCGTTGAAGGATTCGACAACACCAGTTGACTCGATTGTGTCGGACAGTGTTTGTGCGTCTAAATCCATGTCGGCTAACTTGGTCATTAGCTCGACATACTCTGTGCGAAGTTGGTAGAGGGCTGGCAAACTCATGCTGTCACCTTTTCTGCTTTCTTAGTCAACATCTTTTTAACGTGAACATAAGCCACGTTAGGAATCATTGAAACGTCAGCGCAGTTTGTGTTGGTGTTCTTAGAAACCCAATTCAAAAGCCCTGCACGGTCTGACTTGGTTGATTCGATCAGTTCGTCAATCTCGATTGCTTGTTCAGCGGAAATCGTTGGCGGCATGACTTCGTGCGTCTGGTAATCCGCATCTTCACGCGATTCTGTTGGAATGCTAAACGCCTGAAAGCAAGCGTATTTATAAGCCGCTGACATGGCTTTATTGGTTGCCTTGTCTCCGCTATCCATTGCCTCGCCAAACGTCTTAACAGTGTGTTTTGTGCCATCCTCGGACGATACAAAATCAAATTCAACTTCTACTGTAATGTAGAACAATGCACCACCATTCTTAGATTGACGCTCAACGCACTCACGAGCCAAGACACGGGGCAAAATGCAAAGACCGTGCTTAGACAGCAAAGGAGAAAGAGCGTTCAAAACGTCATCAATTCCCCGAAAGTTGTAACCAGCGCCTTGGCCGTTACGTTGATTTTTTGCAATGCCTTGGACTGATAACTCAGCCTGGACTGCGTTGATTGCTTTGTAAACTTGCATGATTTCTCCTATTGAAAGCTGTATTTTGTTCTTCTAACCTTACGCCACGATTACGGGCGCAAAGCTGCTTGAATTGCTTGTTTTAGCGCATGGATGCGAGGCAAACCACAGCGGCGCTTGAAACTATAGATGCGGTAAATTGTCAACATATCACCACCCGTAAACAATAACCGCAGCCAAACCAATGCCGATGGCCGTAGCCAGCAAGCAGTCCAAAATTCTTTGCTTCGTGTCGTTTGTCATTTCATCGCTCCAATTGTTCGCGGATTGCTGCTTCAACTTCGTTTGCTTGATCGTAGATTTGTTCTTCAACTGCTTCAGAGCAAACCATTCTGGTGACGTTTTCGCCCAAAAAGAACAGCTCAAATTCCGAGACATTCCAAGAACCTTCACCGTCTGACTCAATGTTGAAGTGACAATCGCAGTCAACTTCGCCACCCATGTTGACCAACAAATAGAAATCGTATTTGTCAGCAGCTTTGTTTTGTTCTGAATACATGATTTTTCCTTTGTCCTTAAAAAACCCCCAGATCACATGACCTGGGGAAACCGCAGTCAAGGAGTCAGACTGGCGGGGTGTATACACACCGATGATCGTACCGATTGACCGCAGTCCGCGAAACTTAGGTCTGCACGATGGCAAAACGATCACCGCTGTGTATGGCCTCAATTCTGAGGGCTGAACCTTACGCGAAGCTGACAAACAAGATATTTTTTATACAGACAAACCCTAATACACAAAGTTATCAAATTGCGCTAACTTTCCTAACTTGCATATAAACGCTGTCAGCGTAAAGTAAGAAAACATCCTCACAATGAGGCTTTCAACCAAGGAGAGACTATGAGTAAAGAAGAAGCCCTGGCAGCAATTAAGCTGCTTTCAGCAATGGAGTCGTGGGCACTGAGCCAACAAAAACAAATGCCTGACTACTTGCACGATGAGTTGTGCGTGTCAATGAAATTGCTTGAACGCATTATTTTGGAGAAACAAGCATGACCAACTTTGACAAACTAGCTATCCTACTCAAGCGCAAACGTGGTGTAACGGCTGCTGAAGTTGCCCGTGAACTCCCAACTACATCGCCCCATTCGAGTATTTCAAGGATGCAATACACACACGGATGGACGGTTACTAAGCGCACACGGCCTGATGGTCAAAAAATATATTTCGGCCAACCGCCCAAAGTTTGATAAAATTACCCTCAGACGGTTTTCATGTTGGTTGAATCAGAACCATATACCTGAAAGCCGTCAAAGGCCTAGCCCTTGAATGTTCGTGCTGATTCCACGGATGTTCAGGGGCTTTTTCTTTGGAGATTTGAAATGGATAAGCAACAACGCTACGAGAGCGAAAAGTCAACTTGGCTGCATCTGCACCCTGATGCAACACCAGAACAGATTGAGGCCGCATTGAAGGCCATTGCTAAACGATTGGGGCTGTGACATGGCACGAATTCGCACAATCAAACCTGAGTTTTTTACGTCCGATGACATCGTGTCAATGACGCCACTTGCACGCCTCTTTTACGTGTCATTGTGGTGTGAGGCAGATCGTGAGGGGCGTTTTTCATGGAATACAAGAACACTTAAACGCCGATATTTGTCTGGTGACGATGTTGATGTGGATATGTTGGCGGGTGAATTGACCGATGCCAACCTGATTGAAATCTATGAGGTTGATGGCCGTTTGTACGCTGAAATCTTGTCTTTCAAAAACCATCAAGTTATCAACAATCGTGAAGCTGAAAGCGTTTTGCCTTCACGCGTGAAAGTGGCGTCAAGACGCGTGCAAGGGGAAGGAAGGAAGGAAGGGAAGGAAAGGAAGGAAGGAACTGAATCTGTCGATTCATTGTTTGACAGGTTTTATGAAGCATATCCACGCAAGGTAGGAAAGCCAGCAGCAGTAAAAGCATTTGCAAAATGCAAGGCAGATGAAGCATTGGTTGACCAAATGATTGAAGCCATTGAACAACAAAAGAAAACTCCCCAATGGTCAAAAGATGAAGGCCAATACATCCCACACCCTGCTTCTTGGCTAAACAACGAAAGATGGTGCGACACGCTGGATGCTCAATCAGCAACGCCTTCACTGTTGGCGGGGGGAATATGAAAGGCCATCACGACCTAATAAAATTGAGGATAGCCCGTCAGACTCCTGCAAGCCTTTGCATTTACGATTTTCCAATGGATACGAATTGGGCGAAGTGGGGCGAAATTCCAAGGATTACAACCCATGATGACCAAGTGATTGATTTGGATTTACGTTTTGTTGTTGGTATGACAGTGATGATTGAAAGCTACAACCAAGACCGAGCCGAACACTTGTTTGACAAGTGCGTAGCAGCCGGGGCGTCAATCGTGGCAGCAAGCAACTATCCAAGCCCAAAGGATGACCCTTACAACAAGGTTAAGTCAAACACCCGTTTTTACTTTCGAGATCAAGCATGACCAACATTCTGACAAGCGATGAAATTGACTTCAAAAAATACCTGCGAGAGACAGATGCAAAAGCGAACGTCAAAAACGCAGCCGATTACACGAAAGTCCTGAAAGACCGTTTGCGTCAAAAGCAAAACGAGAAGAAGGTTTACTTGCCTTGGCCTAAAACACGCGATAACTTTGATTTTCGTAAAGGTGAGGTCACGGTATGGGCTGGACAGAATGGACACGGTAAAAGCCTTGTTACGAGCCTTGTAGCCCTATCCCTGATAAGCCAAGAGCAAAAAATCTGCATTGCCAGCTTTGAGATGAAGCCCCACATGACCGTGCAGCGAATGGCTAGGATGTACGCAGGTGCTAATCCGTTTTCACCGGAATTCCAAAATGACAAAGGAATTAAAGCAATTGATGATTTGTATGATGAATTTGGAGTTTGGGTTGATAAGCGTTTGTGGATTTACGACCAACAAGGAACGGCTGACAAAGAGCTAATTATTGGGATGGTGCGTTATTGCGCTACAGAATTGGGATTGCACCATGTTGTGATTGACAACCTTGCCAAAGTTGTAAGTGGTGAGGATGACTACAACGGCCAAAAAGCATTTGTTGATGAAATGACAGCCGTGGCCCGTGACCACCAGATCCACATTCATTTGGTTCACCACTTGAAGAAGCCAAGCAAAGAAACCGATTTGCCCGACAAAAACGACTTGAAAGGAAGCGGGGCCATTGCCGATCAAGTGGACAACATCATTTTGGTATTTCGCAACAAGGGCAAGGAAATTGCCATTCGTTCAAACAAGGAAGGCGATAAAGGAAAAGAGCCAGATCAGGTTTTATTTGTGCGAAAGCAAAGAAACTACGAAGGAAGCGGTGACGGTGAGCCTCAGATCAATCTATGGTTTGACATGGACAGTCAGCAATATCGAGAAAACCCTGATTCAGCGCCGCTTTTCTTTCCAAATTATCCGCACTATCCAACATGATGTCAGCAATGCGTAAGACAACATCCAGACAATAAACCATCAACGAAAGGTAGATATGACAAAAGACAATGTAAAAGAGCCTTTGGAGTACTGGAACGCAGTTGAAGGTTGGGTAAAGATTGACGAGGTGCGTGAGCACTTTGATTCCGTAGGCTGCGGCACGATCTACAAAACTGCTGGCGATGGACGTGTGCCTCTTACCACAGCACAGCGGCAATGGGTTGGGCTGACGGATAAAGAGATTGATGCGATTCGTTTTTCTATTCCGACAAAAGCAGTAACTCAGCGAGATTTTGAACTGGCCAGAGCCGTCGAAGCCAAACTGCGCGAGAAAAACGCTTGAGCCACGCAGACGCACACAAGATTTTGGACAGAGTACGAGAAGGCCAAAACTATCCTGAACACGTCATAACGATGGCACTGAAACTAACTGGAGATATTCAAGATGACTGAAAAACAGGAAGACCGCTGGTATTGCTTAGACATAAAAGGCGTGGCTACTTTATGCGCTAATGAAAAAGATGCAAAACAAACGGCAAAAGAAGCGGATATGGACTATCCAAAAAATGGGCCACACAAAGCCGTGCAGCTTGTTGAAAAGGGAAAAATTGAATGAGTTATTTCCGCAGGATGGTGAACCACTGTGCAAAGATGGCGCTAGACCCTGGATTCTTGGACGAAGCTCGGCACACGGTAAAGAAGCTGGAAAAGGAACATCCAGAGATTTACACGGGGCTTGGTCTTGCGGTAGCAGATCAAATCAAGTTATTGAAGTTACAAAGCAAAAATGGGGGGTCAAATGACTAAAGACGAATCTTTAAAAATGATTGTTGATTTGCTTCAACCAATTGCTGCACTTGCTGAAGGGCCAATGGAGCATAGCGAAACCATACAGAGATGTGTGGATGCAGTTGAAATTGCTTTAGATGCGCTAAATAAACCAACGGTAAAACAAAACTACAGAGGCGCTCGTTTTCTCTTGACTAAAGAAGGGGTTATTCAAGACGGATGGGTGGGCGACAAATGACTAACTTCACCCCTGGAAGCAAAAAAGGCCGAAAGATCAACTCAATCCGCAAGCACTCCAACATCACATTATTTCTAAAGGCATTGTTGACTGCACCAATGACCAAATACCAACTTGTAGAAGCAACTGGTATGCACTACGACACTTTACAAGGGCTAATGAAGGCCCTTAAAGACGCTAACGTGGTTCACATATGCGGATGGGCCAGAGATGAAATTGGACGCAGCCAACGCCCGATTTACAGCCTTGGCGGGGGTGTTGATGCTGAGAAGCCCAAAAGAAAGACAATGGCAGAGAGAAGTGCTGCTTATCAAAAAAGGGTAAAGACTAGAAACGAGCCTGTTTTTGAGCCGAAGACTAAGTTTGTAGGTGGAAACCTATGGGCGTGAATGACCCAAACAGGGCGATTGACTACGTAATTGCCAATGCGGGTAAGTTTGCTCAGGCAAAAGCCAACAGGATTTACCTTGAGGAATTCAGAAAATCCAAAAAGGCTTTGCTGATGAACCAAAGCACCGAGAAGACGGTAAACGCCCGTGAGCAATACGCATATAGCCATGACGAGTATTTGGCGCTTCTAGACGGTTTAAAAGCCGCGATAGAGGTAGAGGAAAAACTAAAGTGGGAGCTTGAGGCCGCTAGATTAAGAGTTGAAATATTTAAGACGCAATCGTTTGCTGATCGACAACAAGATCGAACAATGCGGTAAAATATAAGCATGGCTACCTTTAGCGGGGGAAAAGGCGATTCGTTACCGCCCTGCCATAACTTCAATCAGTAACGGTTTCCACCAATAACGAGGTGCGACATGTTGAATTATCTTTTAGAAAATTACGAATACCGCGATGGCTGCTTGTACAGAACAACAGTGCGAGGCGGTGAAGCAGTTGGTAAAAAAGCAGGTTGGTTAACAGTTTGCAACAAAAGACAATACTGGAAATTAAGCGTAATGCGCAAAACCGTGTATTTGCACCAAGCAATTTTTTTAATGCATCACAAGTATTTGCCGAAATACATAGATCACATTGACGGTGTATCTACAAACAACAAAATTGAAAATTTGCGTGAGGCAACGCAAAGTCAAAACATGGCAAACAGCAAATTAAACGCCGCAAACAAAAGTGGATACAAGGGCGTTACATGGAGGGAAGACATTAAAAAATGGTCTTCAAGAGTTATGCACAATGGCAAAAACATTAGTTTGGGGTGCTACGAAAGCAAAGAACAAGCCTTTGAAGCCTACATAAAAGGGTCAGCAAGAATTTTTGGTGAGTTTGCGCGGCCAGAAAAATCAAAAGAGGTTTTAGCATGAAAAAGTGTAAGGTGTGCAAAAGTGAGTTCAACCCTATGCGACCAATGCAAAAAGTCTGCTCACCCCTATGCGCCCTTGAAGTATCACGGCAAGCAACAGAAAAAAAGAAAGCCAAGGAAGCCCAAGAAGACCGCAAGAAGACCCGAGAAAAGTTGGATGCCATGAGGACTAAGCCTCAGTTAGTAAAGATTTCGCAGGTTTCCTTTAATAAGTTCATCCGAGAACGTGATTTATTAAAGCCTTGCATATCTTGTGGAAAGCCACCAGACGATAGCGCAAACGGGTGGGACGCATCGCATTACCGAAGCGTTGGAAGTTCGCCGCATCTTAGGTTTGTAGAGGACAACTGCCACAAAAGCTGCAAACACTGTAATCAATTCCTCGCTGGCAACATTGTTGAGTACCGCAAAGGACTGATTGAACGGATAGGTTTAGCCAGGGTAGAGCAAATCGAGTCCGATCAGACCGTGAGAAAGTACACGCATGAGGGCTTAGTAGAAATCGCACGACATTACAACGCAGAAACAAGGCGACTAAAGCGAGAGTTGTAAGGAGAAAACATGACACACACAAAAGACGAAGCATTAAAATTAGCGCTGGAGGCGTTAACGTCTCATGTTGAGCGTTTTGATTCTGAACAATTTACAAGCCTCTGCGAATTAGATCCGGCAAAAGAAGCCATCACCGCCATCAAGCAAGCCCTTGCAGCACAGCCAGTTACCAAGGAATCCTCGGAAACTCAGACAGCATCTGCTTACGTCAAGACATACCACGGCGGCAAACCTTGGCCTTTGCAGCCAGCACCTGTGCAGGAAGAAGACTTATATGACCTTGCTGTGAAAGCAGACAACGAAGGCCAGCCATGAAATGCCCACAATGCAAAGCCTGGGCGTTCGTTTTAGAAACAAGACAGCGCCCACAAGGAACATACCGAAGATATGAATGCGCTAATGGGTGCAGATTCACTACAAATGAAACAGCGGTAAAGGTTGATTCAAAAAAGCAATAAGGTAAAATATCATCTAAAGGAATCAATATGGGCCTGCTTGAAATATCAATGGAATCAGACGAAATCCCTGAGATTTCTGAGAAAGATGCGCTGAAAAACCGTGCATTTGTCAAAAAACATTGGATGCTTGGCCCAGAAAAAACCAACGAGAATAACTCTGAATATTGGCGCGACTTGTCAATCGTTTGGAGAATCAGCCCAGATCAAGCAAGACGTAACCTATGTGCAAACTGTGAATATTTTGATGACAGCCCCGACACACTAGCCAAAATGGAGGTAATCCCAGAGGATGCCTACGACAAAGACGGTGGTGGCCGTGGCTGGTGCAACAAATTCGACTTTATCTGTCACACGCTTAGAACCTGCAAAGCCTGGGAAAAAGCAGAACAGCGAACAGAAGAATCAGAATATGAAAACGGCGAGGAAGAATAATGGCTGACAAAGTAAATGGATTGCTAGACCCGACTGAACAGGAAATGTTGACGGGTTTGCTTGGCCGCATGAAGCCGGAAGAACTCCTTAGAGCTTTGCAAAACTCAGCACAAAGTGCCAGTAACATGGTTGCTGAAAACGTAGCTTATCCAGTTGATGGAATTGCATCGCTACTTGCACAGGCTGGCTTACCTATTGAAAAGCCAGTAGGCGGGGCAGAATGGATGCGAGAAAAAGGATTGACCGCGCCAACATACGAAGGCCCATCAAAAATCATCGGTGATGCTGCTGGTTATCTCGCCCCAATGGGAGCCACAAAAATGGGCAGAGAATCAATAAAAGATTTGATCTCAAACATGGACAAAAGACGCCGATAAATTTACCCAATGGAAATAATCAGGCTTCTTTTGCGTTATTACTTAACACTTGGCATGATATTTGTCATTGCAAAAAGTATTTGGTATCAAATTAGCTAGACTAAAAGCCAAGCCAACAGGCTAAAATGTTGGCATTAACTAACTTGAACAACCCGAAAGGGATTCAAACAACATGAATAAAATAGACGCTGGAAAACCTGAGAATTTGACCAATCGCGGTCGAGGAAGGCCACCAGGAAGCGTTAATAAGGCCACCAAGACGTTTCGTGAGACAGTTAGTGCCATGCTAGAGGGTAACGCTGAAAACGTCCAGAAATGGCTAGAAACCGTTGCTTATGGCGATGGCGATCAAGTTAAGCCTGACCCTAAAGGCGCTTTGACTTTGATGGCGCAATTAGCTGAATACGCTACGCCAAAACTTAGCCGCACAGAGATGACTGGTGACGGTGGTGGGCCAGTCCAAGTCACTGGCATCACAATCAAACTCAAGAAGCCCGATGAATCTTGAACTAGATTTCCCTGAAAAGCTGGAATTCTTGTTTGAGCCGCACCGATACAAGATTCTCTACGGTGGCAGGGGGTCAGGTAAGTCGTGGGGTGTAGCTAGGGCTTTGATTGCTATTGCAGTTCAAAAGACTACAAGGGTTCTTTGTGCGCGTGAGTTGCAGAACTCGATCTCTGATTCTGTGATTGCGCTATTGGGCGACCAGATCAAGGAAATGGGGCTTGAATCGTTCTTTGACGTACAGAGGACAGCTATCTATGGCAGGAACGGGTCTGAGTTCTCATTCGCCGGCCTAAAACATAACGTGACATCGATCAAGTCGTTTGAGGGCGTTGACTACTGTTGGATTGAAGAAGGCCAAGCGGTGTCTAAGGTGTCGTGGGAGACGCTTATCCCTACGATCAGGAAGCCAGATTCAGAGATTTGGGTGACGTTTAACCCTGACCTGGACACTGACGAGACATATAAGCGGTTTGTCGTTAGCCCTCCACCTACAGCGATTGTAAAAAAGGTCAACTGGTCTGATAACCCTTGGTTTCCGCAAGTCCTACGGGATGAGTTGGAGGATCTCAAGTCTAAGAATATGGACGCTTATTTGAACGTGTGGGAAGGCCATACACGTCAAATGCTGGATGGTGCTGTGTATGCGACTGAGCTACGGAAAGCACAGGAAGAAAAGCGAATCCGTGACCTGATTATCGACAAGACAATTCCCGTTCAAGTGTTTTTTGACCTTGGATGGGCTGATATGACTTCGATTTGGTTTGTCCAGGCGTTATCAGGCGGTGAAGTGCGAGTAATCGACTTTTATCAAAACTGCCAGAAAACAATCGATCATTATGCTCAAGTCTTACAAGATAAAGGGTATATCTATAAGGACTGGTGGCTGCCTCACGATGCCGAACATAAAAATATGACGGGTAAATCCGTTAAAGATATTCTGATTGCAATGGGTAAACCAGTGAGGATTACTCCTAAACTGTCTATTGCTGATGGTATTAATGCGGCACGTTCGTTAATGAATCGCGCATACTTTGACGAAACTAAATGCGCTGATGGCCTTCAAAACCTTCGCCATTATCGGTATGACGTAGACCCAAACACAAAGATGTTTAGCAATAAACCACTTCACGACCAACACTCCCACGCAGCGGACGCTTGGAGATATGTCGCTGTCGCCTTGGATGAAGGCACAGTTTGGGGTAAATCAATCAACAAACCACAGAAATGGATCGTTTAAATGTACCTAACACCTCAAGGGGCTAACCCTCAAGTCAAACTTCGTGAGCTTGAATTGCGTATTGATGCTTTAGAGTCTCGCATTAACACTTTTGAAAAAATCGCTCAAGCCTTACAATATGCTGACAAGCCCAAGATCGGGCGACCTCCAAAGGTGAAAGATGAACGACCTGAAAG